GCCAAGATACGGTGAATAAATCACGGTGCAGCATAGTTCTCTGGCCAAGCGATACTATATTATCAAACGGTATTTTTGTAAAGTCGTATTCCGACCAATTTAATTCAGTCATATACAAAATCGTTATATTTATATTCTACTTCTGCATCCATTGGTATCTCAATATTTTCATCTGGTTCATTAGGATAACTAGAAAAAAATTTAAATATAACATCGTTTCCTTCTTGATTTGGGTGGCAGCATGGCAAAAGATATTTTTCTGGATCAGTTTTCATATAGTCTATCATGGGTTTTGTATCTGTAATATTTTTTCCGGCAATTACGTTTGTAATTTCTTTAGCCTTATTATACCAATATAAACCCAGATAATCTAAGTCTTCTTTATGCAAACTACCTACATAATCATGTAAATCTAGTTTTGTTTTTTCATCATTTGTTAATTCTAGGGTATTGGGTATATGTGAAACTGTAGGTAATGCTTTACCATGTATAATAGAAATATTATTACGTTTACATAAATCATTTATTAAATACATGTTTCTATAACTATCTTCGATAATATCATTAAAGAATAATACGGTTTTGTTCGGCTGTTTATAGTCTATTATTTTTTTCCTATAAAAGTGTCGCAACTCAGCTCCAACACGATAATTTTCAATATGATATTCTTTACCATCATCAATTAATTGTTCTAAGTGCTCTATACTTGGAACAATTAAATCAATCATAGCCCTAGATTGATTATTCCATGGATTTAGCCTTCTACCTTCTGACCACAATATCATAACAATACAATTATCATAATAATCAGCATGTAGATAGTGTTTATAAATCGCATCCATTGTTTGATTTGCAATAAATCCATTTGATGCTCCACCTTGGCCAGCATTAACTACATCACAATCAAAATGTTTTGCAACTTTATAAGGCCAAAGTTGAATATTTTTTATTTGGTACCAATGAGAACCAGCAATATCTGTCCAGCTATCACCACCGACTATTAATAATGTTTTAGAAGACTTTGACATTATACATATTCTCAAAGTGATAAGCGTCTTCAATAGTGTTAACCATTGGTTGCCCTTTAATATTTAAAGAACTATTTAATAACATAGGGCATTTAGTTAACTCATACCATTCTTCTAAAATTTTTCGAAGAATTGAATCACAATCTTTTTTCACAACTTGAACTCTTGCAGTTCCATCGACATGTGTCACAGATTCATATGGATGTAAAGCCCTTGCAGTAAATTGCATATATTCATTAACTGGGCCATCAAAATACTCTTCTACATATTCTTCTAATATAGCCGGAGCAAACGGTCTAAACTGTTGTCTTTTTTTAATATTATTAACTAAAGTTTTTGTGTGGTTTAACATTGGATTAGCTAATAGAGACCGATTGCCTAAAGCTCTTGGCCCAAATTCTGCTTTACCGTTTGCAATTCCGCAAATAATATTTTTATTAATGTATTCTGCAATTTCCCTAGGATTAACTTCTTTCTTAATATTCGTACCTAAATACGGAGATTTCCAATTTATTTTTTTATCATATATTTTAGCAGCAGCTCCAAGTGCACTTCCGGCATCTCCAGGATTTGGCATAATCCACATATCTTTTATTTGATTTAAATTTCTGACTTTAGTGTTTGCTACACAGTTAAGCGCGCAACCTCCCATCAATATTAATTGATTATGATTGCAATATGTTTTTACTAATTTAATTAACTCTTGTTCATACCAATATTGAATTGATGCAGCAATATCTTCTCTTTTTCCTTGTATTGGTCCAATGCCTTTATGACAATTCGTTTCTAATAAATACGAAAAATCAATTGTCGGTTCTCCATATGCAGATAATCCCATAACAATATATTCTTCTTCCATTGGTTTAAACCCAAGCGAAGCAGTAACTGCAGAATACGCCAATCCTAATGATTGCGGGTATTCATGAATAATTGTTTTTTCCCATATACCATTTTGAACATCGTATAAAACTGTTGCTTGATTTTCTCCAATAGCATCGACAACTAGTATATTGCAATAATCAAAACTACTAGTAGAATATCCAGCCCACGCGTGGGCATCATGGTGATTCACCTCAGCATCAACTCTTATGTTTTCTTTTAATGGAGATTGACCTGCAGTTTTTCTTCTTGCATGAACATTAGATTTTATCTCGTGACCAACTACTATATCAGCTTTTGGTAATAAATCTGGATTTAACCATTTTTCATTTTTAACTTTAGAATGCCGTTCGGCATGATGAGCTTCAATAATATTACCATCTTCAATAAGACACCATGCAGCATCATGTGATCCTTCAGAAATTCCTAATATTCTCATTGCCATTGTGCCCTAAAAGGATCAAATCCAACATTACATTTTAATCCGCATGTTTTCATTCGACCATTCTTAATACCTTCTATGTTCCATCTTTTTTCAATATCATTAAAGAAAGATCCATTTAATATATCTTGAATTGGTGTTTGAAGCGCATTAATAGTTTTCACTCCTCCATTCTCCTCTATTACTTTATATTCCTGGCTATCTTCTATTTCTCTCCACCATTTATATAATTGACCGTGTATCCAACAACAAGGCATAACATGGCCTTCAGCTGAAATATAAATTTCTTTTTTCTTTACACATTTTGGTTCAATTTCTGCAACTTCAATAAAATTATCCATTGACCCATATTTTTCAACTATTTTATCGTAATCACCCATTGCTTTATTTTTATATTTAGGATCTGACGGCTGGGATAATAAAGCAGTTTCTTCACCTTTACGATTTACTGCTTGGTGGTTTTCTCTTTTTTCTAATGAATATGTATTAATATATCTACCAGACTTTTTAACTACAAAATCTTTAACACCGATTAGTTGTGCAAATTGCTGTGCTTCTTCTACTTGATGTTCGTTATAGTTAAAAACTAAGAATGTCCATTTTGCATGTCCTCCGGCATCAGTAAATGCTTGGAGATTATTTTCAACTATTTTCCATTGAACTCCTTGGCGATATAAATGATTTGTATCTTCTAAACCATCAATTGAAAACTCAACATAATCTACAACCTTTGCTAATTGTTCCCACCATTCAGGCTTCCTAGCACCACCATTTGTAATAAGAGATAATTTAATTTTAGAATTCATTTCTCTAAAATATTGCATAATCTCGAGTGTATCTGGAGCAAGTATAGGATCTCCATGATTGCCGCACATAAAAATATGCTTTAGTTGTTTTACAAACTCTGGTGGAAATATTGTCTTACATTGTTCAAGCGAAACAGAATGACCATTTAAATGTTGATTAACTTCACCGCCATTTTTATTTCTATCACACATCGGGCAAGATGCTTGGCATAATTGTGTAGGTTCAAAATGTACTCTTTCAACTTCGTATATCATATTGCTTCAAATTGTATATTATTTAACTTTGCACATTTTTCAGTACATTTTTTTAGCTTTGGATTAATTACATCGTAATAGCTATTTGTTAAACTATCTGGTAAGTCATGTATAAAATATTGATGATTCATAATATTATAAATTGAATGATAGTTTAAATTATTCCAGTCTTTTTCGTATAAAGCTTCAGATCCATAATATCTTTTCCATTTATTAGCGTCATCATGTTCATAATTATTATTATCTTTAAAATAATGTACGCGAGCTTCAATATGACAACACCTCCAAACCGTTCCATCGTGGCTAATTTGAACTCTTTTATATTTTTCCCATTGGCACGATATCGGTAACGAATCTTTTATTTCTTCATGCGCTTTATCTGTAGTTATAATATTATTAGTATCAAAATAAGATTTTATTATTTGTTTAATCTGATTTAATTTATATAAATCATGATTATTTTCATCGTATAAGTTTGATTTTTTATTTTCTTTACCGACTAATTCTGATATTACCGCATCTAATGCGGGTTTCCAATAGCGAGAAGTTTTATTTCTTTTAAAAGCAGCAAATCCGTATTCATTTGCTAATTCCCTTGCTCTATTTTCGTATATCGCATTCCATTCAAAAGGAATCATTTTCCAAATTGCAATTCCGCCTTCATCGATAAAAGCTTTAGCATTGATTAATATTTTATCAAAACTAGTATTTACTCTATAGCGTGAGTGCGTTTCGTTATCTATTCCATCTATGCCAAATACAACGAAACTCTTATCAAATTTTGATAATATTTTAGCTAACTGCTTCCACCAATCCGGATTTCGGTATGAACCATTTGTGCTAATCATAAGTTGAATATTCGGACATAAACTAGCAGTTATTTCCATCATTTCTAAAAAATGTGGATGCATTAAACTATCACCATAATTACCGTTAAAAGAAATTAATTTCAATGTATTTTTTAAATCACTAATTAATTTTTCATAGACACCAATATTTAAATTACAGTTTTTAGGTATATTTGTTATTTTATACGAAGGATCCCTTAAACAACCTGGGCATGCAGCATTACAATTACTAGTTGTTTCAATTTGTAATTCCTCTAACATTAGTCTAAAGATCCAAATCCGTATATACGCTCTTTACACCACCAGCATTTTCCACATTGTTTTTGAAAATTATCGGTTGAGCTCGGACCACCTTCACATGACCTTGTTAATGGAAATAGTGTGTTTCTCACGTTAAGTAAGTCATAAAGTTCGGCAATTTTCTTTTTATCATGATACGTAAATGGATATGATTTCCAAGTAAAATGCCTGGTTTTACCTTGTTGAAAATAAAATTCATTTGTTTTATCAGCATCCTGGTCTCTAGCCCTATCTCTTTTTTCCCATATACTTCTGTTTTCTATTGGATCCCATCCCCAATCAACGTCTGATTCTAATGGATTTGCGGTGACGCCTCCAAATATAATTTCAAACCATCCTTTATATTCTTCAGTTTTTTCTACCCAAGCCTGAGAAGTAACATAAGTTTCTTTTGTACATGGTACTTCTATTAAAGGTCGGATATCGATATCTGAATACTTATTTCTAGTAAACTCTAATACTTTTTTTACGTGCACTGGATTCCAAGGTTTTACATCCATATTAACCGTTAAAGGCTGAATGTAAGATTCTCCTGGTATTCTTTCTGCGCGAATCGTTTCACATAATAATTGTAATAAAATTGCGCTATCTGCACCACCAGAAATACGCAATCCTATTTTATTAAAATTTTGTATATTAATATCAATATCTGCAAATTTCATTTTTATTCCTTATAGAGTCTAAAAACTCAACAAACCTATAATCTAGACAATGATAATCTTGGTTTCTTTGTTTATCAAGTATTAATGTAGTTTCTAATAATTCGTTATGCTTAGTTTTACTTTCTTCATGTTCTAACATTAAATAATCAATTAAATCTTCTCTAACTTGATGGTCATACCAACTTTTATCACATTTAGTAACGATTTCATATGCTGCAGATTTAAGTAGATCGCCCGGTAAATATTTTACATTTAATTCACTTCCATCAGGTTTTAATTGGTAATCAACCGAAAAGAAAAGTTTCGATCTAATTGACCAATGATACATGTTGACAATATCATATAAATTATATGGCTGTAGTATTGCTGAAACTCTTGGCTGAGTAAATACCTTAGGATATACTTTAATAAATTCTTTAAGATTATCTATCGATTTATTAAACAAATCCCAGCTACTACCCCATCGTATATAATCATATACTTCTTTTGTTCCATCCATACTAATATTAAAATCTACTCTTCTAAATTTAGATAACTTATTTAATAACGGCTTATTAAATTTAGTAGCATTAGTTGTTAACATAATTTGTAAATTTTTATTAAATTCATTTTCAATACACCAATCAATAATGTCTAAAAATGCCCTAGATGCAAATGGTTCACCGCCTGTTACCTTTAATACTTCGAGACCATTTTCAATTGCATTTTTTACAAATTCTTTTTTTTCTATTTCTCGAGAATCTTCAATATACAACGGTCTATTTCTTAAAAAATGAGGCTTTTCATTTTTAGGTTTGTTTTTAAATATATCTTCTATTTTTGATGAGTCGGAGGGATGACACATTCTACATGCTAAATTACACTTCGTAGAAAATTTAATATCAATATATTTTAAGTGAGGTATATCGTAATTGGTTTCTGGTATTGCTGTTTTACCTAGGGTTGTTTGTCTAGGCGATTTAAGTCCTTCGGCTTCTTTCCATTTACAAACTTGACATATTTTTGGCCATTCATCATTTAATAATTGATTCCGCATTTCTTTATATACTTCTGATTCTAAACCTTCAATAAAATCAGATTTGCGCCATGTCATTTTATCATGTTCTAAATAACTCATACAACAAGGCTGTACAGTAGAACATGTATTAATAGTCATATGTACCCAAGGTAAAGGACACTTAATCATTTTTTTCTTTTACTGGAGTTCCCAGACCTATATCGATTGCACGCATTGTGGTTTGTATTGGGTTAAATTTAGTATAATGTTCATTATGATCGGTTTCGATTAGTTTAATATATTGGGTTTTATCTGACAATATGTTATTTAATGTAGAAAAATCTTGGGCTTTATCTACACACATACCGCATCCACAGAATTTTTTTGGGCATTTAATAACTGGAAATGTTTTATTAGTATACATTTGTTCTAAATAATCGATCATTTTTCCAGTATCATCTAAATTTCCTATAGGTCCAACATCGTTCATATGATTTACTTGGCATGTTTGATGAATAAAAACATCTCTACTTTCTTGGCTAATACATAAAAAATACCAATTTACTGCACATGACCACCCATTAAAATTAGTATCTTCTAAAAAATAAGTTTCACCGCTAGGATGTTTAAACATTCTCTTACCGCAACATGCTCTACCGTTCCTTGCGTCTTTCACACCAAAAAAATCTGCAAACCATTGTTCTTGCTCTTCGGTATAGATATGTGTATAACCATTTCGGATTGACCATTCAGATCCACCATCATCACCGATTCTTCTAGGAATGTATTTAATTCCTTCATCTTCTAGCATTTTACAAATATCGATACAATGATCAAAATAATCTTTGTGAAACATTACGTTTACTTTCCAACGTAATTGTTTTATAGTTGGAATAACTAAATCGTCGCCACCTTCTGGATGATATGATATCGTTCCTCCATCACAAATTTTCTGTGCTAAATTCCGTTGCCTTTTGCCAAAAGCACCGTTAGTCGTCATATTAAATTTAAACTTTTTCCCATAAGTTTTTTTAACATATTCACCAAATTTCCAAAAGTCCGGATGTACTGTTGGTTCACCACCAGTAAATGAAATATATCTTTGATACTTAAAATCATCTTTACGAAATGATTCATATATGTCAATATACTCATCAATAAATTCTATAGTCTCTACAAATTCGTCAAATTGAACTAGTCTAGAATGTTTATTATTTCTGTGAGGTGGGCAATACGAGCAAGCATAGGTGCACCTTCTACCTAAATCCCATATGATTTGAAATATATTTCTTTGATCATTTACATACATTATTTTTTACTTTTTCCATATCATATTTGTTAGGATTATATCTATTTTCAAATTCATCACGGATATTGTGTTTACATTTTTGTGCGCATTCAGGTAAAGGGTTATCAGTTTCCCATTTATCGATAATACTAGTCCATAAATCACCTTCAATTACTTCTTCAACCGAATTGTAGTATAAACTAATTCCCAACTCGCCTTCGCACTCATCTAAAAGTCTTCTATAATCAGAACGAGTGTTTCTATCAGCAATGTACCTCATAGTAGGACCATTAACATAACAACAAGGCACAAGCATTCCCATATGATTTACAAATATTCTTTCCTGATGGCCGTATTTACATTTAATAACAGATTGTGTAGTTTTTTCAGTTCTATCCGTGTTTATAATTTTATTTGGGTCTTTATAAGTATTTCGGGTCGATCTAATAATTTTAAATTTACTAAATCCTAATTCTATCGATAATTGTTCTGCTTTTTCTAATTGATGTTTATTATGTTCAAATTCAATGAATTGCCAATTAGCAATTCCTCCAGCATCCATAAAAGCTTTTGCGTTATTGATTACTTTTTTATAACTAGATCCTTCTCTATATATGTGATGGGTATCTTCTAATCCATCAATTCCAAAGGTGATAGCGTGTGTTGTATCTTTCAATTTTTCACCAAGTTGTGTCCACCATTTTGTAGTTCTTAGCGACCCATTTGTTGCAACATTAATATGGCAATTCCATGTTTTAAAATAATCAATAATTTTAAAAAAATCTGGATGAGTACAAGGTTCGTCAACAGATCCACAAAAATTAATAATCCGCATACTAGGAAAATCTTCTTTTTTAAATCTTTCTACAATTAACTCATATGGAAGAATATCTTTATTTAAAACTCTTGGTGCGGATTCATTAGTTTCTCTCCAACATCCATTGCATTTAATATTGCAAAAACTAGTGAGTTCAAAATCAATCCATTCTATATCATTTATTTTCCACACTCTTTAAACTCCATAATTATGTCATGCCAATCATGTTTCTTTTTAATTAAAGGTGAAGTCATATCATTATGTAATCTTAAAACTTCAGAAACTGGTTTATCAATCATTTTGTAATAGCAGTGAGATACTAATACGGGGTATATAGTAATTGAATCTGGATCAATTACTTTCCATATATTATTATGAACTAAGATATTACTTAAGTTTAAATCTAAATGAAACAAATAACAATTATGGTCATATGAGAATTTACTGAATTTATATAATATTTCAGTCATTTTGTGAATATATTCGTTATGCCTCATACCAGTACCTGGTTGAAGTTCTTCACCTTCAATCTTTTCCATAATCATATACGTATTATCACCTTCGTAGATTTTAGGTGTTATTCCGTATTCATCTACAAATTTTTTATAATAATTATACCAATCTTCGTCTAAATGATGAATTGGTTTTTTAAATTCTTTATGAATTAAATTATCTTTTAATTCAACTCTTACTCGGGGATCATCTTTTAATATCATTCTAATTTACCAAATGCCCATTCTCTTTCACTACACCACCAGCACCAACCGCAATGTCCTATTAAACCATTAGGATCTTCGCAAGATCGTGTTAGCGGAAATAATGTTTCAATTAAACCTTCATCTTTATAAACTTTGGCTACACCTTTTTTATCAGTATTTCTAAATGGCTCTATCAATTCTAATCCGGATGGTTTCTTATAAACCCATTGTCTCCATCCATGGTGCTGTCCTCTAGATTTTTCAGCTGTTCCTGGTACACCATCCCAACCTAATTGTATTTGCAATTCTATAGGTGGATTAAGAGTTGTTCCATTATACACTCTTTGTATAATTCCATCCGAATATAATTCCTCTTGTAAATTATAAAAAAAGTCACGATCCCATTCTTCATCGCCGTCATAATTATCCATAGGAGGATAATGAATAAAATGATCTTTATACTGATAATTAAAATGATTTTCTAAAAATTCTACGACTTCAGATGCAAAATACGGGTTAGAGGGTTTTGGTCTTCTCATAGTAAGCGGTATTATTTCTATATCTAAGTTTTTTTCTATTATCTCTTTAGTAACTAAATATAGCATTAAAGAAGAATCAACACCACCACTACACCATACACCTACTGTTTTAATGTCAATTCCAGTATTTGTTGGTACAATAGTTTCCGGAACCGGAGATGGAATTATAGGTACCATTCTAGCCAATCCATTTCTGAATAAATTTCGTTAAATTTTAATCCACGCATTTCTGCAACTCTGTAACACCATTCTGCCATTTCCGGTAAACGTTGCGACCAGTCTTCGGCGTCCATAAAATTTAATAAACCTTCAAATCGCTTAATGCCATATTCTGATTCACGCCATGTTTCATAACTAATACCAGCTTCTTCTACACCGGTACATTTTTGCCAATTTTCTTCTAACCAAGGAAATAATTCTTCTTCCCATTTAGTTCGCACATCGCGTTTAAACCATTCTGGTAATGCTTTTACATTGAGTTGCGGCGGCCAATAAGCAAGATGACAAGAAAAAATACCGGCACCATTTGGCCATTTATTTAGATTCTTAAATCCACTATTAATTTTCCATTTAATAAACTCAGGCATATAATAATAGTTAAGAGAAATGCCGGTCCATGCGGTCGTGAGTGTTAAATTATCATAAGGATAATTATCAAGTTTATGCAATTGTGTTTCAACCTCATCCCAATTAGATGGGTATCTAACATAATGCAAACGATCTTCGATATCATCAATCGAGAAGTGAAAAATAACTTTATCAAATTCTTTCCAAAGTTCAAATAAATCTTCTCTCCATTCAAGTCCATTTGAGTTATAGCGCAATTCGATTTGGCTAGCATATCCCATTTCAATAACTTTTTCAAGGATTTCGTAATGCTCTTTCATAATAAGAGCTTCACCACCAGCCCAATACAATTGTTCTAATGTAGGAATCTGTGTATAAAGCTCAGGCAAAAACATTTTATTCTTTTTATGCCACGCATATGAACCACCAGTCCATGCTAACTTACCGGTATCTTTCTCCCACCCGTGCGTGAAGCGAAGTTTTTCATTAATCAGTTTTGGATAAATCTGTTTATGTTCTTTAACCCATCCAGACGAATCATGAGGAGAACACATAACACAAGCTAATTGGCATTTAGAACCAAGGCGTAAATCAATATAGCGAACACGTGGGGGAACTTCACCGGTTTCAGGATTATAATCTTGTAAGATTTCTTCTAATCCAACTTTATCAATCCATTTTTTAGTTTCCCATTGCCTCTTTGATCGATGGCCGGCTTCTTCTTCTTTAAAACACTTTATACAAGATGTAGGTTTTTCTCCGCGCATCATAGCTTTACGTGTTTCACACATATAAGTATTATTCCAAGCATCTAAAAGAGATGTATGGGCTAGATTTGCTGGTTTACCGTCGTCTTTACGAAGCACGCCGGCATCTGAAGCGGTTTTATTAGTAGAGTCTGCATTCTGAACACCTGAAGCATTTGCAGTACAGCAAACCCTCATATGACCGTTTGGTCGGGTAGAGATGTGCATCCACGGTAAAGCGCAGAAGGTATCAGAAGGGAAATCACTCATATACATAACCTTATATTATAATGCATAGGATTATATATCATGTTTGAAAACACTTTGAATTGGGTAAGAGGTTTATCCGAATATTTGAATTTCGTTGGTGATGAGGATGCAAAAAAGTTTGTAGACTTTATTGAAAAATGTATGTATGCGGAGCAACCTGTTATTAATGCGACAAATGATGCTGGCATGGTTGAGTTTATTAGTGTGCTCAGAAAGTTTACACCTAATGAAATTTTCGATATCTTCCATAAATATTTTCGATCAGGTGAAGATCCAGCAATTATTCAAGATGCATTTAGCCGTGGCCAAGTATTAAGTAAAATATGGTTAGTCACAGAACTTGCAAAAATTCAAAAAGATTTTAAAATGATTCATGTTCATGCCGGATGGATGGGACAAATCAGATTGTATTTAGACCAAGTAGATATTAATTATGATAAAATGAGAATATTCGATATTGATCCAATTGTAATGAAACTCAGTGATAAAGTATTTAATAATGAGCTTTTAGAAAATTGGAAAGTTAAGTCAGCCTATTTTGATATTACAGATACAGAACAATTATATAGAACTGGTTATGAATATAAATGTGCAGATACGGTTATAGAAAAATCGATTCCAGACTGTGTAATTAGTACTAGTTGCGAGCATTTTAGTGATAACTGGTATCATAAATTAAAAATTAAATCTGAAGGTTGGGGAAATCTAATAGCTATTCAAACTAATAACTTTCATAAAATTGAAGACCATATTAACACTGTACATTCTCTACAAGAAGTAAAAATAAAATATCCTATGGATGAGATTTTTTATGAAGGTGAACTTGAACTAAATGGATACACCCGTTATATGCTAATTGGTAAAAATAAATGAACTTTTTTACATTAAAATGGGGTACTAAGTACGGTCCAGAATACGTAAATAGGTTATACGGATCTTTATTGGTTCACTATAAAAAACCATTTACACTTACGTGCTATACAGATAATCGTACCGGCATGCGAGAAGAAGTACAATTAGAACATATTGATATACTTCGCCCATATAATACAGATCGTGTATTTACATATGAAAAACTAAAATTAATGGATCACCATGAAACCGGCATATGGCTTGATTTAGATATTCTTATTCACGAAGATATCACGGATGTAGAACCGATTGGTGATTTTACTATGATATGGAATCATTGGAATCCGTTGAGTCGATCATATGATTGGTATGGCAAAGGAACTTCATGCCATGTGAATAGTTCGTTTGTTTATTGGAATAACCCAGAATGGCTAAAGAAATTTACTCATGATAATTGGAGTAAGATTCAATTTACATATAAGTCACTTGACAAATATATGTTTTACCAACATCACCGGAATGAAAGGCTAAACTATTGGCCTAAAGATTTAGTTTCAAACTATAATAAAGAATGGTTTGAACTTAGAAATAAAATTACGTTATTCAATACGTCTCATATCAAAGCAAATAATTTAAATGAAGTTGGTTACGAATTGCATGAAGCAAAAGATGAAGTGGTGGAATTATGGAAGAGTTACTCTTAGAATATGATACGGTAACATTAGTTGCATGCAATGATAAAAAAGAGTTAATCAATAATCTAATTAGTATGGGTATTGAAGTTAGAGCGTATGATTACGATCCATTTTTTAACGACACTGAAAATTATGAAATAAAAGACTTTGTATTTGATAATGTCGAGTTAAAAGGATGCGTTGTTAACTTTAATTGCGAGAAGACATATCCTCTTGGGTTAATTTATGAAGGCGATATGATTTTAATTGGAGATAATGATCAGCACAATGGTGATTGCAATCCTATTACTTCTTGTGAACAGCTAATTAAACAAAATAATATAAACAAAGTTTATAATTCATATATTAATGGAAAACATTTTATAGTACATGGAACTAATATTAGTTAATACTCCACCAAAATATGGTGACCAATGGTGGACAGATAATATCATCTATATGCTCAAAGGTAATTTACAGATTGACTCTGTTAAAATAATTACCGATTCTCAATTAGGTGGAGTATATGATAAATTACGGATATTTAAAGAGTGCAAACATATAGCAACTCAGTATCTTTACTTAGACTTAGATGTTTTAATTAAAGGTGACATTTCGCATCTCCTTAGAACTGAATTTACCTTATTAGAAGCTTGGTGGAGATATCCAGCGCATACACCTTTAAATAGTTCTATTATGAGTTGGCTTGGTGATTGTTCTTACATATATAATAAATTTATGGAAGACTTTGACTATAACATGGTAAAGTATTATCGTGGTATTGATGAGTTCATTTATAAAGAAATAAAATATTGTACATATGAGAAAGTTTGTGATACAATAAGATGGGATTACGGGGGTGGACAGTATTCAGTTACTCTTTATAACGATAGTTTAGAAGAATTTAAGAAATGCAAAGAGTGTTTGCCGTACGAATAGGCGATAAGTATGGTCCTCACTATGAGGATTATATTAATTCTAAAATTCCAAATGTAACATGGATTCGCGAAGAATCCATTGGTAAATTACAATGGAATAAATTAATTCCTATGAATATGAATATCGATGAACCAGTGGTTGTCATTGATATAGACATGTTTTTTATCAATGACTACATGGATGTAATTAATTATCCTATCCAAAGAGGTGAATTTGTATCCATGCCTGGATGGTGGCAAGATGCAAAAGGATATACATTGCAGGGCGGATTTCAAAAATATTATCCAAAAGACTGTAAGTATATCTTTGATGAGTTTACTAGTAAACCAGATTACTGGATGGAATATTACATTAAAAACGGTACTACAATTGGTCCAGTTAATGGTGAGCAATATTTTATTGAGGATCAAGTAAAGAAAATATTAAAACTTAAACTAATACCAGAAACATGGGTTTCTAGATGGGAAGCTAATATGTCTGAACGATTAGAATTTAGTTTAAATCTTCACTATAATGCTAGTTATCTACGTTTAGGACAGGAATTTTATCCAGATCTGAAGATACTTCATTTCCTAGATCAGGGATCGCTGCATGCAGATGAGCTAAAAGCTCTGGAACAGTCTTTGCTTTACGTAAACTAGCCTTCATCTCGCGATCTTTTGAATTTTTAATCTGATCTAATTCAAATATTTCTAATTTTAACTTAAAGAAACTTGCTTTATCTTCAGCCAAATTTAAAATAATTCTTAATGTGGTAGGAGTTCGTTTTTCAACTATTTTTTCAACAATTTTATCGACTGCAATTTCTTTTTCAACTACCTTTTCAATTTCTTTTTCAACTACCTTTTCAACTATAACTTCTTTAGGCTTTGCTTTTAATTGTTCTTCTAGCTCTTGTATTTTAGTTTTGCTTTCTTTCCAATTTTTCCAATCTAAATAAGATTCTAAAAATTGTTGAAATAAAACTTCTCTTTCACCTTGATATTTGTTATAATCATTTGTATTTTGTGTGATATCAGCTTCAGTATATAATGTTTTAACTCTTTTAGCTAACTCGTCGTTTTCGTTACTAATCGATATAACGGGAACTTCGGTTATTTTATCACTTTCAAAAAATACTTTTGCAAGAGTGTGATCTAAATCTACCCAAATAACATTTGCAATTTTTGATTTATTATTCCATTTAGCCATAATAATTTACCCTTTATATCTAAGCCAATACGTATTGACAGTCGTCGTTGTTCCTGATGTTAACGGTGTACTTCTACTTGTATATACTTCGCTAAAACCGGTACCAGTTGAAAATTGAGTATTAGTAGCTTGATTATATTTAGTGTCTAAAAAGCTGCCGCGAGATCCAGTTGGTTCAACCCCAGATGTTATTTCATATCTTAAATCAACTGTTGAATCTGTTAATCTTCTTGTAAGAGCCGGTAATAATATATCTTGAATCATAAAATGATTTTGGTTAAAAAATTGAACTGTTTTTATATCATTATTATTTAAGTATAACGGAAGAAAATCAGTAGAACCTGGTTCAGTAACTAAAGATCTTTTTAGCCATAATTTATACGTAGTATTACCAACATCATTATAACGACTATCAACAAACCAAGCTCCTTTATCACTCCACGTACCAGCTCCTCCAACTACTGGTTCGTTAATAGACACATAGTATGAACCAACATAATCTATTGATTTTAAGTTACTTATAGCTTGTGAAATTATTGAGTATAAAATTGTACTAGTGTTTGCAATTTGTATATCAGTTCCGCTTAAGGCTAAATATGATGCGCTATCTAGCTCGGAATTAGATGGAAATAATGGCCATGAAATATTTTGTCGGTAATAGTACGTAGTATCTGTTTCGGTACCAAGGCCTGGATAAGCTGGATATGACTGAAACGAACCGTCATCGGAAGGCGCCGCTTGAGTTGCGTCTTGTAGGGTTGAACTAGTGTCTAAGGCAGAACCAATACTTGACCCGCCACTAGCAGCTGCATAAATTGCTCCATCACCGGCGGCATCTAATTGATTTGCATATGCAAGTTGTAAATAATAAACTACTCGATCCGCCTGGGAGCTACTCATAGTTCTCAGATCAAAACCATCATAGTATAATGGGCGTGTCATGTTTAACTACCTGCGCCGAATATTGTTTTAACTGCAGTTCCTGAGGCATCGAATATTCTTAACGATACGGTATCTTTAAGTTTAACAGAACTTACCGAGCTATCTACTAAAGAAAAATTAGCGGCAGCAGAATCATAACTAATAGTAGTAGTTGATCCTAGTGAATTACTGATACCGATTGACCCAGAAGATGAATCATATGATAATGTAATAGCGCCGCCATTAGTATTATCTACAGATAAAGAACCTCTAGCTAAAGATACCACTTGAGCAGAATCTGTAGTTGGTCTTGCAATCAATTGATTAATAGCATCAACAGCATTACTATCGCCTGAAGTTAATAATGCAACGTCACCTAAATCGCCAGAAATAATATTAGTCTTTGTAACTAAATCACTTACCGGATCTGATAAATTAATTACTGTTATTGCCATTTGATACCTCTAAGATCTTATTGAGTAGATCCTTAATTTCATTAACATCTTTTTTTATAGATTCAACTTCAATATATAAATTTTCTTCTTTCTCTTTTTGCATTTTTCTCGTGTATTTTCTAGCACGAGCTGCAGAAGCTTCATTATTATTTATATTCAATATAGCACCGGAAGTTTTATCTCTGATTAAATCCGGATTACCATCTACCTTCATATACTTTGTCATTATGTCACCAAAGCAATTGCTCGTAGATCCTTTATAATGGGGATTCGAGAGGAATTAGTTGTATTCATTACAACTTTTACTTGGTACTTTGTAAATGTAGGAAGATTACCGCCGATTCCACCAGCAAGATACTCATAATCTCTAAATGTAATATTATCGTTATCAGCCGGAAGTTCAGCTTCTTTTTCTACGTATATCCAATTTACATCATCAAACACATCATCTGTAGTACCAATCTTATAATATACATCAAAGTCTGCATCGGTAGGTCTATTTGCAGAAAGAATTATCTTCAGACCAACTGCTTGTTCAGCTAATGTTATAACAGATGTAATATGTTTTGCTGCTCCGGATCCAGAAGATGGATGAGTTTCTGCTACAAAAGATATCGGGACATTAAATCCATCTGTTGCCGCTGAATCTTGTTTATCTATCACATTTTCAAAGGTCGTGATTGCCGCTCTCTGTAAATCTAAAACCGGAGAAACTTTATCATCTGTAGTAGATAAATCAAGTTTCATGTTAAAGGATTTTTCATTAGCATTAAGGTGGAAACTTTCATTTGAATCGCTTAATATTGCTTTAGGTTCTTCTAGCTCATTCAGCTCATTTAATGTTATAGGCACATATGATGATGCTAAAGATAATGCAGGACCAATATTTCTTCTACTTGCATAAGACAATACACCTTGGCCAGCTGTAGATCCAGTAGTTTTAATCGATGCGCTGAGTCTAACACTTTCTGGAACAAGAGTTTCCACAGTCGGGAAGAACGAGTTCATTATCATATTTTGTGATACGATAACCCCATTACTTCCAGTCCGGATTGTTGAACCTGCATCTGAATCAGCAGCAAATGTAAATCCAGTATGATCAACATTTAATACTGTACGCGTACCGCTTAGTGATGTACCATCAATTCCTGCATATGAATCTAATAGATTTAAACCAGAGATATTAACCTTATCACCTTTACTTAGACCATGTCCTTCTGAAATAACTTTAACCGTACTTGATCCACTCGTTGTTTGGAATGGGTTATTTTCTAAGAGCCTTGAAGGTATTGATACATTTTCTAATATTGCAGATCCAGATGATGCAAACTGTGCTCTATATAGTCTAAACATTAAATCTTTAGTTTGATCTGCAGTCCACGTTGAAGCATTTTGAGATATAAACAGAGAACCTAAAGTTGGTTGTTTTGTTACTGTTGCTTGTGTAGATCCTAATAAGAAATCTAGAGTCTTTGCAGTATAAACTTGGTATTCAGTAGTTTCTGCAAGTATAACAATTGCATATTGCTGGCCAGAATTTAAAAAGATTGGCTCTTCAAATGTAAACGTAGTAGGTACTTGCACAATATCACTTAATTTATTTTCATCTAGCAACGGTTGATCTGATGGTAGGTTTACTTGACTAGCCAATAAAAATGCAGTTGCACCAGGAATGACTTGTTCCGTAGGAATACCGTTTTCTACAGTTCGAACTTCTAAACTAACTGGAATTCCTCTAGCGCTTTTAGTCTTAAAGAAAATATCGACTTTAGTAAGGAATAAACCATTTGGGTTTTCAAACTGATCAATTCTAAATGTTTGGGCAAGAGGATCTCTATTTTGAACAGATGTATCTTCTATCCACTGTAAATCGAGCATTCTAGTTGTACGTACTGATCGTTCTCTTGTTTCAATTACGCCTCTAGCAGAAAAAGTCGCACGAGCCACAGTTGATGCGTCATTTTCTTCATCGACGTTAACATCTAAAAGCTTAAATATTCTATCGCCAGTTCTAAATTTTAAACTATCATTACTTGGAATTATGAATGATCCAATTAAATCACCGGCTGAATCTGAAATTAATGCACTAGTGCCATCTGGGTGAGATGTTAAATTAGTGTAAGTATTTCCTACATCTGAATTAGTAGTACTAATTCTTATAAGTTGAGATTCTGCCCTAGCGTAATTACTAATATTAATACCATCAAAAAATGGGAACATTGCTGTGTTTGGTCTAAGCCCATGGGCTCTAAATCCAACTTTAACTGATCTCATAAATGGGATAACTGATATATCCAACACTCTTTCACCAACAATATCTCTAATTACAGAACTTCCAGTAACAACTTGAACCCTACCTCCAGTAGGAACGCCAAACCACGAAGACTGGAATGTATTAATATCGTTAACTACACGTGTTCCAACATTTTGGGTTGCTTCGGCACCACCAACTATAATGTCAGGAGTAAAAGACGTTTCAACCCAAACATCAGATGCAGGAGAAATTTCAACAAATCCATTTTGTGTAATTACTGAAAACGGATTAACATTTATCTGTCCAGTAGCTAATAATTGATTAACAAACGGGATATCTGAATCAATATTTAGTAATACTAAATCTCCTTTTCTTTCAGTTGATAAAGCAACACTAGCATCTGAATCCCAGATTAATCTTGTATTATTGGCATAAACTTCAGGTCTTAATATATTATTTAAAGGATCAACTGTAGCTCTATATTCTGTAGATGTATTTTCAGATAAAGCATAATTTGTAAAGTTATCTGCTAAAAATCCTGCTTTGGTTCTACTAAATCCACTTGAATCTAATACATCAAAAACAGATGTATTAACTTCTAATAAGTTAAGTGTAGTTAGCTCGACAAGATCATCTAATCTTCTTTCTAAACGAGCTATATCTTTCATCGTATATCTTCTATTATCATACGCAGAAGTTGTAACGTCATTTTGATTAAGAGTATACGCATTTAACTCAATATCATACAAGGGAATCGACCCAGATGGAATTCCTGGAAATTGAGGAGTTAATGACGAAACGCCTTGTACAACTTTTAAATCACCTTTACCAATACGCCCATCTCTATTGTTAACAACAGTAGCTACTAATCTATCTTTTCTAGGAAGATAATATTCAATACTTGCAGTAATAGTATCAGTATTTTGTGGTAAATGATGTATACCAGATGCATGAGTATAATTTCCACTAGCATTCTCGTATGATCTAAAATCAAAAACATCCCGAAGCGATACTACTTCTCCATTTGCTTTTGTATGTGATGGAATATTTTCATATCCTAAATTAGAAATACCTGCATATGAATTTACAGAAAAGAAATCTTTGAGTGTGCTGATCGTGAAATGATCAAACTTAATAAAAATATTTCCATTAGGAATTGATGAACCACCTCGTTCAATTAATCTGCCTTTAGCATAGAAGTTATCTCTCTGACCGTTATCAATAATAAAGTTAGTTGATAAATCTGCACCATCTGAATCAGATTGTTTAATCGCATTAACCTTATAAATGTCAGGAACACCTAAATCGATATATCTAAGTCCAGCACCATCAGATTCAGCATCTGTTGGCCAAGCTTTAGTTAAAATTTGATTTTCATTCAATTGTTTTGTTGAAGCAACTGGAGTATCAACTGCAACATATGCTAATAATTCATATTGGGTTGTTGCAGACAATCCTGAAATCTGAACTGTAGTTCCCGGGCTAGCGATCGTAGCAGAAACGATTGAGCCAGTCAGCGTTGATACTATCCAATCACCGGTATTAGTAAAGACTCCTGCAGTGTGTCCGTACGATGAAGTAAGGGTATCTCCATCAGTTGCTAAAAGAGTTTTAGCTCCAGTACCATCAGTTTCGAAAATATATCGACGTTGTACAGTGAGAGCTGAAATTGATACACCGGTAGCACTTGGCTTTTTATACGGTAAATCAAATAATAAAGAATTATTTGCTGTTGATTTGAGAACCGCATCACCACTTTCTAGAACTATATTAAAAAAGTTTGATGTACTAGTTCCAAGACTTCTAGCTGTAGTAAAAACTGCACCATTTGACATTTGAATATCAAATAAATACAATTTATAATTTGACCCAATATTTTCTTCTAGTGCACGGATCCTAGTAGTACCAATAATCGATCCTGTTCCACCGGTACTATTGTAAATATTAACCTCTTCAAACTCGTTAATATTTGGAAGACCTGCGTTGTTAGCTCCGTTGACAACTACGAAATTACCATATGTTACTACAACGTTTTGATTAGTACTACTTTCTGTTTCTTGCGCTTTTGGTATAGTAATTTTACTTGCAGGAATATCTAATCTATATCCATCAACATATGCAATACCTGAAGTGACTGATAATTGCAAATTTGAATCATCTAAATCATCAAATTTTGCAATAAACGGCCTGACAACATAATCACCAGATTCTTCTTTTGTTCTCTGAGCCATAACATCTTGTAAAATGTTATATGATTGGCCGTAATTTGATTCATCTATTACTTGACCATTATCGATCCTTGCTACATAAACAAAATTTTCATTTGCTGCTATATCTGTTTTCTTTTTTAATGTTAGGCTAATTCTATAACGATCAGCACCAGGCGATGCAATATTTGGAACTGCACCCTGATTGTCATATAATGCATTATCGTCATCAACAGTTACGATATCTTCAATTATCTGAAATCCAATATCGACAGTAGGGGCTGGTCCATATTTGTCCAAAAATATACTTTGTTCTTTGACAAATACAAAATGTCCTTTTACAAAATAATCACCTTCACCAATAGATATTTTCGACCCGCGACCAGTTGCATCACTAGCCGCAACTCTTAAATCTCCAATACCACTGGTATTTTTAATAATAACAGAGTTATTAGGAACTCGGACAGCAGTTGATCCAGAAGTACCGCCACTTGTTTTATCGTATTGAACATACAAAGTTGCAGGATCAGTATCAGTTGCACTAACAACTTCTAAAATTGTAAAAGCAATATTTGGATTACCGCTAACATAATATTTTTCTCCAACTAAAGCACTAGTAGCTAAACTATTAGAAGAAGATGCGAGTTTAATAAATTCATATGTTGTATTAAGAGTAATATTTCCAGCTCGTACGGCAGAACCCTCATTAAATAAATTCGTACCTGCCCTTTCAATCTCTTTTTGAATTATAGTTTGAGATTGTGTAATCTCTCTAGCCTGTAGAGCCCTACCTGCATTAAAAAGTACTCTATGATAGTTATCACTATCGATAAAGTCATCTTTATACGTAGTTTGAAAGGTAGTATTGGTTAGAATATTTGCCATGATTTAACCTTAAACCGAAATAATTACTTTAATATCTTCTGTTTGAGCAGTGGATCTTACTACTCTCGCTCTATTCTCTATGTATAAAATCTCACCAGTATGAGGATCTACTGTAGATTGTTTAGCTGCCGAATCAATTGTGCCATCTAATGCACCAGCGCTATCTTCAACAAACATATTATCTTCAAAAGGTCTAAACCCAGTATAATTATTTTGAATATAATAAACATTAGTACTATCAACATCAACAACAAATCCGGCAGATCCTCCGGTACTGTCTCTAATAACATCATCCCTTGTAAATGCAACTGGTGTATTCATAACTACATAATTTGGAACTTTAGCTGCAGTCCCACTAAATTTTGATATAGTTCCTCTTTCTAAAATATTTTTAATTACAGTAATTTGTCTAAAATCTTGTTCGACAAAGAAACTTCCGCCTTCAATACCATTTGGTTTTGTATTCATCATAATATTTGACGATTTAAGAGAAACTGTTGGATCATGTTCTAAACCTAATGCTGGGGTAATAATTGGTTCATACGTTGCCCCAGTGCCACCACCACCGCTAATAATTACGTTAGCATAGTCATATCCATTTCCTAGAGCTGCAGATTCATTATTCATTTCAATCTTAACAACTTGTCCACCAGAAATAGTTGCTGTTGCTGCAGCACCAGATCCATTACCAACAACTTCGACACTTGGTGCCGTATTATATCCGGATCCGCCAGACACTTTACGTAATCCAATAACTCTACCGCCAGATGAGCTTAATTGAACTTGAAGCTGTTGCAATTCAAATGTGTCTAATCCTATAGAATCTCCGGCCTCTTCCCAGGGTATTCTTTGTACCGGCATAAATGACGAAGTTAAGAAACTTGATGCTTTAGTAGCGGATATTGAATACATAAATTTCCAACGATACCCATCACTAGTTTGAAATGCTTTTTCTTGTGCAACAGCAGCATCTGAAAAACTTGGTTTTACAACTGAAGCAGTAGCAGTACCACCTGCAGTTTTTCCCTGCTGAAGACAAATATATACTTCTTGATCTTCTGTTAATACATAAAAACTGTTAGATGGAATTCCAACAATAGAATCATCCCAACTTGTATATACTGTACCAGAGGTCCAATTATATCTTGGAATAACAAATGATGTAGCTGAAATTTTCTTAATTGCTAATAAATTATTCCGTGCTTCTCTTTCTTCTGTGAGTGTTCTTAAAGGGGTAGTTGGATTGTCATTATTTGGATATTCAATTGGAAGTCCGACCCCAATATAAAATTCATTTGAGTCATTTCCATTCTGTAATTCATTTAAGAATGTTTCTGCCAGAGAATGTTTAAATGTATCAGTTACAATAGCTACCATTTTTATTTCCTATTAAGATATCGAATATCCGTATCCACCAATTATATACCACTTTGTTCCATCCCATAATAAAAGGACTGACTCGTTTTCTTCTACGGAGATCGCCGAAGTTGCACCAGCAATATTGCTGCTAACAGGAGCAATATTAATACTAAATGTCTTTTTATTTACAATGCTTAAAAGTTGTCCTACAACATTTCCATCTGGTAAATTTACAGTTGATGGTGTTGATGCTGAAAAATATACATGTGCTGCAGACAAATTAACTGTAGAACTTGCTCCTTGATCTACAGTATCTAATGCTAATCTTTCTACTAAAACCGCTCCAGTAGTTGCGCTTCCTTTTAAAACTAAATTTCTATTTGTTTCGCCTGAAGCTTCTATTGATGGATCAATACCGGTAGCTGAGTTAGTAATAGTAATTTCGTTAACTGCAGAAGTAGTAGCAGTTAATTTAATAATTTCGTTATTATTAGTATCGTTTATAGATGTATTAACTTTAGGCGTAGTAATACTAGGACTAGTCAGCGTTTTATTTGTTAACGTTTGCGTGGCTACATCAACCACCACCGTTCCACTAGTAGCAGGAATTTCAGCTGTCACATTTCCACTTGGATCAGCTGCAGTTAGCCTAGTAGTATATGTAGTACCTTCATAAGCAATTGCAGTATCTTCTATAGTAATATTAGAAGACAGAGATGCGCTATCACCGCCTCCTAAAAAGGCATATAATTCTGCAAAATTTTGATTGATCTTATTCGATGCCGATCGGAGCGTATCTCCGGTACCGTCATTAGCAGCAGATCCTGTAGAAATATTTTGACGTGCCATTTTACACCTATTAAAATTATACTATTTTATTTATATCGATGAATCGGATAGATATCGAGTAAACATATCTTTATCCATAGTTTCTAATGTAAGTGTTGTCTCAGGTCTAGAACCACCATCACTATCATTATCAAACGTAAATGAGTTTGGCCCAATCCATTCAGAAATAGACCGATACGTACTATTTAAATACGATAGCGTAATAGTTTGGTACATGTATATAAACTCATTAATGTCAATTCTAATTGGAGTTCCATCACTAGAATCTATTAAAGCAGTTAAGTAATTGAATTCCGGTTGTAATGGAATTGTCGCTTGAGAAATTAATATTGGGCTGATATTTTGGATATTTCTTATTTCATCGGAATCAACTCCGGTAAAAGCAGTTGGAAATATACTTCCATCAGTTTCTAATTGTACTTCCCCTTCTAAATAAAACCCAGCCGGATGAACAAACCTTTTATACAATTCCTCATATTCAGAGACAGATAGACCTACTTTAATTAAGATAGAAAATGTCTGGTATCTCTTGTTATCTTGTATAAATTTTCTAAATTCAAATCCAATTTTAGAATCATTAACAATAAACATATTGTCTTTTGGATATTCAATTTCTGCTTGTTCATTATAAAATGCTCTAAAGAAAGTTTCTGCAGATATTAATGTGCCTTTAACTCTATAAAAATTAGCAAGTAACTTTGCCATAAGTCTAGGCTGATTAAAAAACGAACTTGCTTGTAAACCATTACCAATTGTTTTAATTAACTGATCTAAACTCTCATCACTATTCTGATTAATATCTCTAGCGGTTAGTATATCGTCAATAACGGCTTTAAATGAATTATCATTATCGTCTTCTAGAAATTCGTAATATGCTTCTAATATTTCAATAAGCTTAGGATACTCATACTGAAAATACTCAGGTAATACATCTTTTACCTGAGATTTAGAAAAATTTAGGTCACGCCTATTACGATCTTCTATTTTATGAATAGTTGTCATAAAGTAATTGCCGTATTTTGATAATCAATATTAGCAACAGTTGTTGAGTTTGCATCATCATAATCAAGTAAATAATTTCTTAATGGTTTTACTGTACTTTCATTTCTTGGAGTAACTGAAACTCTAATTGCAGTACCTTCGAAGTTTGAAACATTAAATCCTGTAATACTTACAGTTCCTTTACCTGGATTATATGATCCAATATTATCTACAATTACTAGTGCATCAACAACTCTTACGACTTCTAATATATTACTACTTAATCTATTTTTAATTTGGCATTGATCGCCGTTAAACGTAAATCTACTTGTAGTAATACGTCTATCAGTATTATCTGGATCAGCAATTGCAGCCGGGAAATTAATTACATAATCTCTTGAAATATTTAATTCTGGTGCAAATCTTTGTTGTAATCTTACATCCATTGTAGAGTTAAGAATCGCTGGAGATAAACCATCAATTTCGGCTAATAGTAATGATCTTCTAAATACACTATCAAATTTCTTTAAATTATTATTAACATAGTTTTTAATTTGTGTTGTAATATTACCAGCCATAGTTCTGCCAGTAAGATTTGTTTGATCTGGATCAAAATCAAATCTAGTATCTAATTCTAAAAATGTAGTTTCAGGATCAGTAAATACTGTATCAATTGACATAACAGCTAAATTATCTGATAATACAGATTTTATTAAATCTTTTGTTGCTTGTTGTGTAACTGCGTCAACACCGGTTTTAAAAGCTAATGATACATAGGCTCTACCATAAACTGGTGGTATATTATCGTTACCTCCCCATGAAGCAACGTCTGATAAAACTGCAGAATATCTTTGCAAAATTAAAGCTCGATAGTCTTCTGCTGTCACAAGCCTTTGTTGTGTAGCAAATGCTCTTGGAGCATTTCCTTTAATTGATGAGATACTCTCCTTTGCTGATCCACCAGCCGATCTGCCTACTGTAGTTACAACAGGGGTATACGCAATTCCACCGACAGTGATTTCATCATCTGCTACAAAAACCGTACCATTATTTGCTTTTTCGCCTCTCGAACTAATATATTGTATTACAATCTTATTCCCGGCTTGAGGCGCTTTGCCTAAAACATTTCCATCACTAAAAGTTAATTCATAGTAACCATTCGGTACTTCTCTTATAATATAAACAGTTGATTCTGTATCAATGCGAATATTATTATTGATATCTGTATAGGGAGTAAAACTTGCTGATGTTGGTGTATCATATACAGAAACTGTAACAGTGTTTGTATCTAGTGTTTCGTCAGGTATCACATAAACTTGTTCATCTTCGGTTTGGCCGACTAAAAACGTTTTTGTTTTAATGATACCTTCATAGACTGGAATAGATGTTTCACCGATCGAGGTTTTAAATTCAAATTTTCCTGTACCATCATTAGCGGCTTCGAATTCTTCAAGTGTTTGAAAAGTATATGCAACGTCATCAATACTAGATGTAAACGTACTATATTTTGGAAGAGCTATTACAGGGGTATTTGTATCAGTAGATTCAACTTTTACATTTAATCTTGCAACAGCTGCAGTTCTTGAGTTACTCACATATCCCAATGTTTCGGCGTGAGAAATAACAGATGAGCGTAATTGCGAAGAAGCTAAGAACGATTCATTTGTAGCCATATTTGCAATTAGGCCATTAATGTGTGTATTATATGCAAGTACGTCAAGTATATTAGATACTCCGGATGCCTCAAAGTCGTAATCGCTAAATTCATTTTTAGATTTTAAATATGTTTTTAAATTTGCTTTTATCTGATCAAAATCTAAATCAGTTGATTTTATAACAGCCATTTATCTTAACCTCGTAAGCGATATAGTAGTTGTCTCTACTTCAGACGTGCTTATAACTTGAAATTTAACTTCGACTTCAATCGAGTGTTGTTCAGGTTTAATTTTTGATCTTACCTGTAAAACTTTAGCTCTTGGTTCATAATTATTAATAGCCAAGTTTACAGCTTCTTCAATATCAAACTCATCAAATTCAGATGATAAGTTAAAAAGAAAATCATTTAGATTTCCACCATATTTTGGTAAAAAAGGTTTTTCACCTCTATTTGTCATTAAGATATTTTTAACGGCCTGCTTAACAGCAGCGGCATCAGTTTTTTTATATAAATCTCCAGATGGACGTGGAGTAAAAGACAAATCAATATCTTTGTAGACACGAGTAACACTACTCGTTAAAGGAGCATTACTTAAATTTCCGTCTTCAACTGAAAATACTTTAGCCATTATAGAATCTCTTTTCTTTTATTTATATCTCTTTAAAGTACTTATTGGCGGTAGTTCCAACAAAGACTTTTGCGGCTTCGGCTGGCGTATCATCATATAATCGTTGTACAACTTCTTCATATGTAAATGTTGTATTATTTGCAGCTTGGAAATAAGCATATTCTTCATTATAAATGTAGTTCTCATCAAATGGGTCATCTCCAATATACTCTGGCTTTCCTGCGTATTTAACTTCAACCCAAGGAGTAATTCTTCTAGGCCAAAGGGTTGGATCCGGATCTAGTCCAACAATTTCTGCATATTTGATGTAAATGAATGTATAATAAGAAAACATACGATTACCATTTTTCTTATGTTCAAGTTCACTGATCTGAGGTGGAAATCCTCTTTGCTCCATTTCGTTTAATAGTTTATCCCGAGCCCAATTTTGAGCGCTTTGAAATGCCAAGAGAGCAGCAGAAAAATTATTTTTTGTAGCAAGTGTTTGCGGTTCTTTATATGGTTCAACTAATGGTACAGTCTGCGGAACGGCTGGAGGAGCTGGTTTTTCTACGGCTGTTTGTGTTCCATCTGGTAAAGTTTTCACTTCTATATTTTTTACTTTACTGCAAACATCGGCTGAAGATGGCGATAAACTAGCTAGTTCAGTTAATGCAGATAAATCAAATGGATTATTTGAAACTTTATCAGAAGCTTCTGATAACCCTGGAGAAACTTCGTCAATAAGTTCATTAATGTTATCAACTAATGGGCCAAATGTTTGTTTAATTCCTTGTATAATACCACCAGCCGTAATTGGATCAGCACCCTGCAACTTAGCCATTTCCTTTTGTAAGTTAGGATCTTCTTTTACCTCAGGCTTAAAACTATTTAGTTTATCTCCGATTTCAGATACTTTTGAATTAATAGCAGCTAATGCGTTTGCGCCGCCACTGACTATAGAATTTAATTCTTCTTGAGCAGCTTTAATATCTTCTAGACTAGTATCAGTTCCACATGGATTAGTAGCCATTGTTACCCTCCAGCAAACACATTTGGCGATCCTTCTATCATTGCTCCGGCGTCTGCGCCATCACTTATTCTTGCACACTCTAATCCAGCTACATATACCGTAGAAGATCCTTCATTTACTTGTGCAACGTGTGGAGCACATACTGGAGCCGGTGGGAAAGGATGCGATACTGTATTATCAGTTCTTCTTGCAACTAATATTCCATTACAATAAACTGTCGACTGAGCAGGTTCGTCAAGTTGTGTGATACTCGAACAAACATGTCCAGTTGTGAGGTCATCCCCTTCTCTACATACAGCAGGCATTAGTTTAAGTCAATCCGTGTTGCGTTGATATCTATATTTCCAGCAGCAGTAGTTGTTTGATTCCCGCCAAATGTTTCATTTACATTTGATGGAGTTTGCAATACAATGTCACCGGATACAGTTGTTGTCAGGGTTCCATCAGAGATTGTCATAGTAGTATTACCAACAGATAATGTCGAACTAGTTCCATAATTAATCGATGTCACATTGCCCTGAACAGTACGTGTATCATTTGTAGTAATATTCTCAACTCGGCTACCTGTGACAATGTTTAGATTTTGATTACCTTGTAATACTGTAAGATTATCATCATCTTTAATATTTGTAACCCTAAATCCGCTGATTTCAGTCTCTTGATTCATTTCAACTTTTGTTTGCCATGATTGATGGAGATTATATGTCATATCACCTTCAACTTCAAGATAATAATTCCCTTGTATTAGTTCTCTTTTATCACCAGTAACAGTTAGATTTAAATTACCATTAACATAAACATTTTTTCCGTTAAGAAACATTTCATAATCTTTGCCAATAATCTTAACGATTCGACTACCATCATCAATTATTTCTTCAAATGTTCCAGCTGGGTGATATCTGTTATATCTTTTAGCACCAGGCGTATCATCAAATTCTTCTACATGCCCGCCCTGAGTTTCTTTTACCAAATTTAAAGGATAAAATGGTATTGTACCTCCGGCAACTTTAGGTTCTACCCAGTTTGCATTTCCGTAATATGCTTCATCTTTTTCGTTAATTGTTGTAAGTTTTGGAGCAGTTGCAGTTGAGTACTCAATTGGATTACCATCGGCATCGTTTTGCATGTCATTTTTATTAACACGACTTGGATGATTTTTAGCTAACGATCCACGAGCTAAAACATTTGTTGTTCTACCTCCAGCTCCGTTTTCTTCAAATTTAGGCATTGAACCTAATATTAGTGGAAGCTGTGAATGTTCTCCATCTAGGAAGATACCAAAAGCTAAAGCATCTTCTTTAATACCTAACATGCCACCTAAACCAGTAGTACCACCCTCTGTAATTGGAGTTACTACTTGCGCCCACGGAAGGTCTATGTCTTCAATTTCGTTACTGTGTACGCCATACGCTCTCACTTTAATACGGCCAAGTTCAAGGGGATCATTAATATTAATGACTTCACCCATAAACCATCTTACTTGATCTCCGTAGAAATCTACATTACCTGGAATCATGCTTTACTCTTATAGTTAGCTAGTTTAAGACAAGACAAAGATAAATCATATTTTTCAACTTTAAATTTATGTCGTGCTGCAAAGATTAAATAATCACCAGATTTTTTAGTATCTACGTGATCTACATCTGGTGCAGCATTTGGCAAACTAATTGGAAACTCTAATCTAATTGTGCAACCAATAGTTGAGTTTTTATCACCATCAATAAAATCAATACCTGGCACATCTATAACTAATGGAACTTTTTTCATAAGTTGGTCTAATGCGTCAGCCATAATATATAATTTATAATCAGAAAGCTCAATGCTTTCTCCATAAGAAGGGAAATAATTTCCTTCTTCATTTATTCTAAATGCTTGATTTCCGCCTATTCTTGTAATTGACCTACTATCATATTCATTAAATGATTTTTCTTTATACTTATAGTCTGCAGAGTAACTTACATTTGGTTGATTACGCTGAATAATACCACTTTCAATTAAAGGATCAAGTGTATCTAGCATTAAGTCATGATGGAAAATTCTTTTTTTATTTGTTAATACGTCAATAAACTCATAGCGTCCACCGACTAGACCTTTTTCAATTATTGAATAAAGGTCTTCAATATTTTTCTGCACATAGTTTCCAATAATTCTTCTTTTAACGTTTGGATCAGTACTTTTTGTAGCAAATGACCCGTACCGATACGGTGTTTTTTGGTTAATAACCGGTTCTTCAATCATTGTTCCTAAATCAACAAACCAAAAATTATCATTAGCAAAATTAGAAAATAAATAAAACGGTAAACCCTCAATCGTTTTTGCTTTATTTTTTACCCATATCATTGCTTCTAACGGATTCATATTAGGAACAATAAGCTTCATATTTTGTTTGGGATTTCTATTTCCTAATATTACTTCTCTGTTATCTAAAAAGTTTTCAGATATTTTTTGAATAATTTCATGTGCATTGCCGGTAAAACTTCGATTTACATTTAATAAATTTGAATGATAAGCTATATCTTCAATTAAATGTAATACAAGTAAATCGGAACTTTCATTTGCTTTTTGGCTTACAATAACTTTTGTAATAATGAATTTTTTAGTAATTGCATAAGCACCTTGACGAGTGCTTTTAACTCTAACTGTAACAGTTTCTGCACCAAGTAAATCCATCTGAGCATAAATATTTGCTGTATCTAATAAACTCAATGTTGCAGTTAGATATGGTTTATCCATGTGCTCGTATATATCTAAATCTGAAACGCTCCCGCGCGCTTCAAGAGATTTATTAAGACGATCTGATTCAATTAATACCGATTCTAAACTAAAATCAGAACCATAACTTTCAGCTGCATTTGTACTCAAGTTCTTAACGCCTCTTTATATGCGTTTACAATTTCTATAATGTTTTTAGGTTTAATAACATTAATACTTTTTAACTCATCATTCATTGTAAAATATCTATCGGTAAAAGTAATCTTTGTATCTAATACGCCAGGTGAAAACGTTCCAGATGCAGAAATAGTATCTACATATTCACCTGCAGAATTTTCGTAATGATGAGCCGAATTGTATTCTTTAACATACTCAGATACAACAATAATCTCTACAACATTATTAGTATTAGTTGAGATTACGTTTTCGCCTTGAACAAAAGTTCCATTAGTATTAGTAAGAACTAGCTGACCTAAATCTACATGCCTATGATGAATAGTTCCAGTAGCACCAGACGTTTGTCCTGTTACTGTTTGGCCAATTTTCATTTTATCTAAAATATAAGATTGAGTAACTAAAGTATCATGGGAATAGTCTTTTAATATTTTTTCATTTAAGTCTCTATTACTTAATGGCCAACCTCTTTCTCTTAAGTTATCATTCATTAACCAAAATGTCCAATAATAATTTGTGGTTCCATATAACTTGTATGATACTTGATCTGGTCTTTCAAACTCTTGAATATAATACGTATTATAAAAAGATATATTTTCTTTAATTTCATCTATCACTGAAACATATACAGTAATATCTCTAAATAGATCAGGTAAAGATTCGTTACCGAATCCATATGCTGTAATAGGAAAGTTTTTAAAATAGTTCATTATAAATCTCCAACACCAATAGCATTTGCTTGCCTTTGAAGATCAGATATCCTACTAGAACCACCAGGTGTGAGTTCAACTTTAATTCCTGGAGTTTCACCATCACCTTCAGGCGGCTGATACCCTTGGGTGATATCCTTCCTAGATAATGTTCTGTATTCGACAAAACTAAGAGATAAATCTGTTTGAATTGCATTTCCATCTGCATGAAATGTATTATTTCCAATTGGGTTTGTATTAACACTAATACTTTCTAGATAACAATATTTAATAGGAGTTCCAACTTGCACTTCAAACCCATTTTCAGTTCTTACCTTTGGTGTAATTCTAAAAAGTTGTGGATATTTAAATGCTAATGGAATTCCTGCAGGTCCAGGAATATCTTCAGGATAAGCAGCTTTACGGAAATTAAAAATAATTTGATTAATCGCATTTGCTTCTGCAGCATTTTTTGGAATCATATTAAACAAAAATGAAAATTTTCTCATTCCAACAGATTTAAACGAAGCTCTAATGTTTGGATTCATAGTAACCTGTGCGGCTTGTTCAATTGCGGCTTGTCCAGCTTGTGATCCTGCACCAACAGTTTGCGCAATACGGGCAGAAGCAAGAGCACCTAATTTACCACTTCCTAATAGGCCATCAATAGTATCTGTAATACCAGAAAATCCTGCTCCAATTGCTTCTCCGGCGGCTCCGGCTAAATTTTGTCCACCACGTAGCGCCGCAGCTCCTAAAGCACCAGATGCGCCTAATTGGGAATTTTCATAAGTAAAGTTATCCGTTTGGTTAAAGGATACGGGCATAAACAATTTAATAGTTTCAAATCCATCGGCCGGAGTTATAACCTCTCTTGCCAATACATCTCCGCCAGTATTTGTAGGTAAATCTAGTTTTCCTTGAGCAGCATTATCAAGTAAACCAAGTAAAGAAGAAAAACTAAAACTACTTCCTCCACCACTTCCGGACTCATAACTAGGTTTTGCATCCAAAGTTGTTAATTCGGCGGGCTCAGTGTCTAGTATTTTAAATTCTATCATTGAGCGATAGAAATCTGGATTTTCTTCAATTTCTAGTGGATAACTAATTGCCATTTGTAAACCTATACATAGAAGTAGTTTAGTTTTATTTATATGGTTATATGGCATATTCTGGTCGTTATCAAGTAATCAACCGTAACAAATATCAGGGAAATCCGGATAGTATCGTATATAGATCTATGTGGGAAAAGTATTGTTTTATTTGGTGCGACACGAATCCAAAGGTTAAGGCTTGGAGCTCTGAAGAAATAATCATACCATATTATTATGATGTTGATAAAAAATATCATAGGTATTTTCCGGATCTTAAAATTGTTCTAGAAAATAAAACTTTACTTGTTGAAATAAAACCAGACAAAGAAACAAAACCTCCATCTGGTCAAAAAAGAACAAAGAAATATATTAATGAAAGCTTGACTTATGTTAAAAATATGAATAAATGGGAAGCTGCTAGTAGTTATTGTAAAGACCGTAATTGGGATTTCCAAATATGGACTGAAGATACATTAAGAGAAATGGGTCTACTACAAAAAAAATTACCGGGTAAAATTAAAAAACCCATGAAACCATTAAGTCCATATCGTAAAAAAGCTAAAAAATAATTATAAATAATGTTATGAGCAATTTATTTCAAAAATTAGAGATCGAAGCTTTTAGAGCTGGAATCACTCCAAGAACAAAAGAGTCAATGGAATGGTTCCGTAGAAAAGCAACGCAACTTGGCCGTGTTGGAAAATCAATCATGAACGATGAAGCAGTAAAGCTTCAGACTAGTATGAAAGATCCTGAGGGCGAGATGTATATGTTTTTTTATGATCCAAAACATAAAAAGACTCTACCGTATTACGATAAGTTCCCACTAATTGTTATGATGGGTCCAGCAAAAGGCGGATTTTACGGATTAAACCTGCACTATCTTCCTCCGGTTCTTCGGGCAAAAGTACTAGATGAATTGTTGAGCGAAGAAGATAAAAAATTGGCGCTAGCGCGACTCCCTAAAAAATATATTGGGCCTATGATTAAACATTATCTTAGCAGTAATGTAAAAAGCAGATTTGCTTTGGTTGAAAAACCTGAATGGGAAATTGCTACATTTTTACCAACTGCTCAGTTTGAAAAGGCTAGAGCGTCAACCGTATACGCAGAGTCTAGGAAAATGATACGATGAGCAGTATTAACGAATTAAAAGGAATGGCATCTTCTAAATTAGGATTTGCTAGATCCAATCAATTTTTACTTGAGCTTCCTAGATTAGAAAATGGTTCAGGCCCTGGTGGGTTTTTAGGAGCATTACTTGATCGTGTTGGTGGATTTATTCCATCTGTTCCAGGACTTACTCCGGATCGTCAACCAAATCCAAGAGAGCTTAATGTTTTATGTCGAGCAACTGGATTGCCTGGAAAACAAATAATAACAGCAGATCGTAAAGTTGGTATGATAAACGAAAAGATTGCATACGGATATGCAGTATCTGAATTATCATTAACATTTTACATGCTCAATGACTATAGTGTAAAAAATTATTTTGATGCTTGGATGGCTCAAATAGTAGATGATGGATATGGGGCAAATGGGCAAAAAACAGCACAAATTGTAAAATACAAAGATGAGTATACTTATCCTGTTAAGATTCATCAATTAAGAAAGCCACAAATTGGATTCTCAGCAAATTTAGGCCCTATTAGCGCTGGACTTGGTCTTGGTGGAGGAAGTGTCTATACTGTAGAATTATTAGAAGCATTTCCTACAACAATAAACGAAATTACATTCACAAATGATTTGGATGGAATTATAGAAGTGACAGTTCAACTGTCATATACAAACTGGAAGAGAGTTAAACCTTCTCAAAACTTTATTAATCTTGATATTGGATTTTAATTGGAGTAAATTATGGCATTGCCTTCGTTAAATGCGACACCGTCGTATGAATTGACTATTCCGTCAACAAAGAAAAAATATAACTATAGACCTTTCTTAGTTAAAGAACAAAAAATATTAATGCTAGCTTATGAGAGTAAAGATAAAAAGCAAGTTATTAATGCAATGTTGGATACTGTAAAATCATGTATTCCGGAAATTGATGTAAAAGTATTGACAACTTCTGATGTTGATTATATTTTTACACAACTCAGAGCAAAATCGGTCGGAGAAAAAATTGAATTAAATATTCCATGCAATAATTGTTCAACGCAAAATCCTATTTCTGTTAATGTCGAAGAAGTAAAAGTAAATGGAGACAATGCTGAAAAGACAATAGAATTAACTGATAAAATTTCAGTTAAACTTAAATACCCAACATATTTTGACTTTATGAGCGGAATGAATTTAGATTCTGAATCACAGACAGAAACTTTAATGGAAATTATTATATCATGTCTTGATTCAATTATGACCGAAGAAGAAAATATGTTAATAAGGGATGAGCCAAAGGAAGAAGTAATCAGGTTTATTGAATCCATGAATTCACAACAATTTGAACTTATATCTGAATTTGTACAAAATATCCCACAAATAGAATATAATAATAAATTTAAATGTATTTCGTGTGGTGAAGAACAAGAAATAAAATTACAAGGACTTGATGATTTTTTTTAGTATGCCTCTCTCATGATAGTCTTGAAAACTATTATAAGATTAATTTTCAGATGATGCAAAACTATAATTATGCTTTAAGTGAACTTGATGAAATGATCCCTTGGGAGAGGGAAATTTACGTAACAATGCTAATTAATCATATAGAAGAACAAAATGATAGAGCTAGACAACAAGGAATAACTTAATGGCAGTTTTCACATTATCAGATGTAAATGACACGCTAATGAGTCAAAATCGTACTCTAAAAAGCACCGATAAAAAAGTTGGTGATCTTTCTAGTAATATGAAAACATTCCTTGAAGTAATGAAAGGAAAAAAATTAAAAGCCAGAGAAGAAGCAATTG